GGCCAGGGGACGGGACGCCAGGCGGAGCTTCCGAATGTCCTTGTCCTGGTCGATGGTGAACTTCGGTACCCGGATGCCGGGGTGCGTTACGGGTACCGTGCCGCCGTAGTCGATCTGAGTGATCTGCCCATACATAAAGTGGCCGCATCCGGGGGCCGTCACTGCGGCGCTGGTCTTCGGGAAGTAGGGCTTGGTAGTGCCGTCGTCATCCATGTAGCTCTCGTCCACAGAAATCAGATTCAGCTGGAAGCCGCCGAAGTTGATGGTCCCCAGCAGCACCACGCCAACATATGCGGTGAGCTGCTCCCGGATGGAACCAACAGCAATGTTGCTGTTCTTGTCCAGCAGTTCCCGCAGGTCCTTGAACTCCAAAATGGCGTCTGCTGTGTCAGTGCCCAGGAGCAGATCGGTCACCGGGAGGCCCCGGTAGGAGAGCATCCGGCACATAGTGATTACATCCGCGCGCATCTCCGCGAAATTGTCCCAAGGCTTTGCCACCGTGTACAGGTGGTCGCTGGCAGTTCCCTCATAGAACTGGACATGGAGCTCCTCGCCCTTGGTCACATTGTCCACGAAGGTCTGCATAGTGCAGGCGTTGTAGATCAACGTTTGCACAGCCATCCACTCCTCCCGGCGGCGGATGCACAGATCCATGTCGCCCATATCGTCCCGAATGAGCCGGGCAGCTCGCTGGGCAGGGGTGGAAACGGAGTAAAGGGCCTCACCGAAGCCACGCTTCTTCAGATCGTCCAGCGTCAGATAGCGGGACACACCGATGTACGCCGGCTCAAGCTCGTGGACCTCGTAGCCGATGCGGCCCATAGGGATGTCGCCGACGCGGTCCGAAACTAAGGCCGCCATGCGCCGGTCGCCCTTGCGGTACTCAGTCAGCACCTTATCGGACGCGAACACATCGTTCTCGCTGGTGGGGAAATAGCGGTCACGGAAGAAAAACGTGTTGGGGACGTATTCCTCCATGATGGCGGCCAGGATATAGGTATCAAAAAAATTCAAAACAGCCATACTGTGATTCCTCCTTACGGGGCCGGGGTTGCGGCCTTGAAGATAATGCTGTAGGTCCGCAGCTTGTCCTTGTCGTCCTGGGTCAGCGTGTAGCCCTCGGCGACCGTCACTTTCTCCGGGTCAAAGCAGCCAGCGGCATAGACCACCACGGGGACATCCTCCTCCGTGCCGACTTCGGTGTCATCACAGAGGATGCCCTCCGGGGTGGTGCTGCCGTCATAAACGGACAGCTGTCCGCCGGAGTCCTTCCCCAGCAGTGTGCCGCGTTTCAGCTCTGCGGCGGCGGACAGTTTGGTGATGGTGCCGCCGGTTACGCGGGCCGGCGGGTTAAGGCCGGTAATCAGGCCATCGTACTCCATCTCGCCGAGCTTTCTGTGCAGTTCCTTCATGGATTACTTCTCCTCCTTTCCGAAGAGAGCCTTGACCTCTGTCCGTGCGGCGGTCATGCGCTGCTCCGGGGTCTGCTCACTTTTGGGCGGCGGCTGGCCGGGATCGCTGGCCGCCGGTACGCTCTGGGCGCCGGATGCCTTGTAGTCAGACTCCAGATTGTCCAGATGCTGCTTGCCCTGCTGGGCCGCTTTCAGGGCGGCGCGATAGGCCATCTCCTGAGCGGTGCAGGCGTTCTCGCCGTACTTCGCCGCCTGGATGGTCTCCGCGTCATACAAGCCCGCCAGCGCGTCAATTTCCTGAATGCGCTGCCGCTCCGCCTTGACCGGATCGGGGTCCTGCGCCGCGGGAGCAGCTGGTGGCGCGGCAGGGGGCGCCGCGGGTGTGGCCGGTGCGCCGGATGCGGACACAGCGGCTGTTGCTTCGGCCATCAGGGCCTCCGCCAGCTCCGGGTTCTCAGTCCGGAGCTCTTCCAGATTTTTTGCCATGGTCTTTCCTCCTTCATCGCCGGTCTGCGCCGGCCTATTTTTATTTGCCTCAACCGGGGTCTCTGCCCCAGATGTGACCGTTGGGATATTGTCCGGGGCGAACATCCCCGGCGTCAGGTGGAAGGGGCGGCCACGCACGAACAGGCTCCGCCCATCGGCGCTGGCGGCAATGTCCAGCGGCTCAGCGTCCTCCAGGACCCTGTCTGCAAAGCCCTTTTCCACCGCCTCGGTACCGGTCATGTAGGTGGTTTTTGCCATCATGTTTGAAATTACCGTGTCGGACAGGCCGCATTTCCGCCTATAAATGGACACCTGGGCTTTGTCCCAGGCGTCATTTCTAGCTGCAATCTCCCGCAGTTCGTCAGAATTGTAGCCGCCAAACAGGGAACTCCAGCACTTGTGAATCATGATGATACTGGAGGGGTTGACCTCGACTTCATCGCAGGCGGACATAATAAGGGAGCCGCCGGACATGGCGACTCCGTCCACGATGCATTTCAGCTTGGTCCCCTTTGCGGCCAGATCCCGGAGGCGGTTGTGAATCAGGATGGACACGCCAGCATCGCCTCCAACGCTGTCCATGCGGATCGTCAGGGCCTTTGCGCCGGCAATCGCCTCCAAATCCTTCAGAAACTCTGCCTGGATAATGTATGAGCCTTCAATGGGTTCACCGGTCCACCAGTCTACCGGCTGGGCGTCTACAATTTCGCCGTACATGGTTATTTCCGCGTTTTCTCCGTCCAGCAGGGCCATTGTGTACGGTTTGGAAAGGAGACAGTTCTGCGGGGGCGGCGAAAAAGCCATCAGCGGACGGCGCGGCTCAGACGCTATATAGGAATAGCCGGGAAAGAATCTGTCTAAAAAACTCATTCTGTATCTCCTTTGCCATCATCTTTCTCATTCAAATTCATGGTGACCTGGACATTCCCGCCGCCGGCGACAACCAGCTTCTTGTTCTCCGCTGCCAGCTGCTCCACGTTGGCGTCCCAATCCCCGCCGGACATTTCCCTAGTGACCTGCTCATGCGTTTTCAGAGCGTGCTGAATCTGAAGTACAGCAGCCTGGGCCTCCTTCAGCGGGTCGATAGAGCCCTGGACCGGACCGATCCACCGTGCGCCGCACCACGCGGCACGGATCAGCGGGTCATCAAAAAAGCCCGGAGCCTTGATACGGCCACGGGCCACCGCCTCAGCCAGCCAGTTCTCATAGGACGGCTGACAGAAATCGTCTGCAAACCACTTCCGGCGCATACGGATATCCTCCCAGGCGTCCAGGAGGGCGGCACGGGCGGCGGAATAGCTGGAATTGTATTCCTTCACCAGGACATCGTAGGGAGTGCCCAGGCCAGCCCCTACCAGCTTGCAGAAGGTTTTGACAAAGGCATCGAAGCCAGGGACAGGCATATTGGGGTTTCCGAATTTGATATCTTCGTCCTCTTTCAGCGTCTGAAGGGTCCCCGGCCCCATGTCCAGCTCATCCGGATTGGTACGGGGACGAACCGGGACTGCGCCGTCCGCGCCGGGTGCCTGCATGTCGTCCCAGCCGCCAACGCTGTCCCAGGGGATGTCCTCCGGGTGGTCCTTGACGATGATCCATGCGGTAAAATAGCTCTGGATCAGAGCCATAGTCAGCGCGGAATCCACATACCGGTTCAGCTGCAGGATTGGTTCGATTGCCGGGGCCAGATAGCTCACGCCGCGATACTGGTCGGGCCTCTCGCTGTTCATGATGTGGAGGATGTTGGGCAGGTGCGTTTTCTGGCCGTAGGCTTCCACCCGCACCCAATCATCGTCCTTGCTGGTGATCTGCCAAGGATAGTTGGAGTGTACATAGTAGGCAACTACCATCCCATTGCCGTCCACCTCTACGCCGTCAAAAATGCGGTTATGGTTGTCGGGGTTTTCACCGTCGGTCATGCCGGGGTACCGCAGTCCGCCGTATTCCATGGGCGTGCGCACCCGGTCGGCCTCAATGATGTGCAGCCGTAGGGAATACGGGCGGATGCCGCTCGGCTCGTACCGTTTGATCAGAGCAAAGACGTCTCCGCTCATCAACCAAGAGATCAGCGCCAGCTGCTGCATCCCGGCAAAATCGTTCATACCGGTAGCATCGCAGCTGGACTTCTGTCCGGTCCACATGGCGAACTCCCGCTCTGTGTGCTTCTGCCACTCCTTCGCCGCCTCCGGCGACAGGCCCAGCGTCTCCCGGTCAATGGAGCTTTTCAACGTTAGTCCAACGCCAACAGCTTTTGTTCTTACTGTGTTGATTGCACTGGTGGCAAGAGGGCTGGACATATACAGCATCCGGCTCCGCTGGCGCAGCGTATAGTTATTCCAATCGATGTCCTGATTGGGCGCACTGCTGCGGGCGATGAAATTTTTCAAGGCCCGCCGGGTCTGGCTGGCTCCGGCTTCGCTGTAGCCGCTGGCTTTAGGACGGACGCTGTCCGGAAGATACAGTTTGGTGCGTTTATCCTGATACATAGTCCGCTCTCCTTACCAGTCTGTCGGGATCACCGCAAAGGACCGCCGGGATTTTCGTCCTTGCAGCAGAGCCTCCAGTTCGTCAATTTCATTCTCCATGTCTTCGATTGCCTTCTTCAAGTCGGGCAGATCGAAGCGCGTCAAGCTGCGGTTCTCCAGCGAATAACTCTTCACTCCGCCGTCCAGCAGGGCGATGTACGCCTCCCGCAGCTTTGTCAGCGCGGCCCTTCGGAACTCCAGCCGCGCACGGATTTCTACTTTGTCCGTCATGGTCAGCACCTACCATTCGTTGTAATACCGATCCAGAGCGTCTCCCCTCTTCTTCGGTTTGGGGCGGGGTGGAGGCGGCGCCGCGGCGACTGGCGCATCCACCGCTTTGCCCCGCGCTTTCTTCAGCTGCCGGTCCTTGGCATCCAGATTCACCGGCAGGGTTAGAAACGCCGCCAGAGCGTAGTTCCGGCAGTCCAGCGGCTCGTTCCGCTCGTGGCCCTGGATTTTTGTCCATACCCACCGCTGACGGATTTTCCCCTCCGGCACCAGATGTTCTGAAAGCAGTCCGTTGAAGTACGCAAGGCCGTAGTCATCCCGCAACGGGAAGTGGCAGTATTTCGGGCCAGGAGATTCTACACGGAGCCTATCCATGATCTTCTGCTTTCCTTCATCCACGCCCAGCTGATACTGCCAGCAGGTGCCCAGATACCGATTGTTCACAACGATTTTCATCTTCTTCGGCTTTTCGGTAAATGGCCGGTCCGGGCCTGAAACACCTTTGATGCAGAACACTTTCTTTCGGATGCGATCCCGGCACCGCTGCCGCACCTGGCTGGTAAAGTGACCGCCCTCATCCACAAAGGACCTGCTGATCTTCAGGCCCAGGCCGTCCTTAAACCGGAGAACCCGGTCAAACACCATCATGTCCAAGCTGTCCCAGGTGGCAGGATCGTCCGGACTGCCCATGATGATGCCATACTCAATGCCCCAAGTCTCACCGAAGTGGCCGTGGCCGACAATCTCGTACTCAAAGCGGTCATCCTGTGTATCTACGCCGGCGGTCAGGACAAGGACGCCCTCCGGCAGCTCCGCATCGTATGCCTCCCGGCGCTTCAGCATGGTCTCCGGGTCCTGGGTGTCTCCACGGTTCTCCCACAGTTGGCCGAAGCGGGTGTTGTAGACCACCTGCATCTTCGCTGTGTCACCCTGGGCGTACAGATACTCCAGGATCGTACTCTCCCAGCTGGCCCAGGGGCTGACAAAAGAATTCAACCAAAAAGAACGGACGCCACGCTGATAGGCGTCCGGATTCTCGGCGATCCACTTGGCAGGCTGCCGCTTGATTTCCGCCTCGGTGGAGGTGCAGGCGCAGCCGGAGCAGAGATACAGAATGTTCTTCACCTTGTACTGGGCCTTGCCGTGGACCATGGTTTCCTCGGATTCGTAGCGGATGTTTTTGAAGAAATCAATGTCGTGATACTCCCCGCAGTGGGGACACTTCACGCACCACCGCTCCATTGTCCCCTCATAGAAGGAATCCGCAATGGCGCTGTCGCCCTTGATGGTGGGGGTGCTGACTTCTACGGCCTTGGCGTTGTAGAAGGTGATCTGCCGGGCCATGGCCAGCTTCCAGGGGTTGCCCTCCTTCCCGGCGGACTGCGCCCAGCGGTCCCGCTCATCACCGATGACATAGCGGATGGGCTTGGAGGCCAGGGCGTGGGCCTCTGTGGAGCCGCACAGCGTCAGGATGCCGCCGGGGTAGGTCTTCTGGAGAATGGTGTTGCCGCTGTCCCTGCTTTTGCTGGGGGATACCTTCCGGCGCAGGACGGGTGTGTCCCGCAGCATGGGAGCGATGCGCAGCTTGGAATACTCCTTCGCGTCAATGGTGGTGGGGTGGATGAACAGGATAGAGCTGGGGTCCTGGTCAATGATGTACCCGATGATGTTGTTCTCCAGCTCGGATTTTCCTACCTGAGAGGAGGAGACCAGGATCAGCCGCCGGACCTTCGGGTCGGTGAAGGCGTCCATAATCTCCCGGAGGTAGGGCGTCCGGGAGACCCGGTATTGACCAATCTCCGCGCTGCTCTCCGCAGACAGTCGGCGCTTTTTATCGGCCCATTCCGAAACGGTCAGGTTTTCCGGCGGGCGCATCCCCGCCATCACCTTGGAGAGCAGTTTGTTCAGCCGCTGCACCGCTGAAGAAAAACATCCGCTATTCGTCATCGCTGTCCACCTCGCTGTCGCTCTCCCACTTCATCCGGTCCCGGACGCGTTCCTCGTATTTCTGCGGGTCATACCGGTACTGGGACAGCTCCTGCATCACCTTGAAGACCTCGGCACGAATGATGTCAGCGGCTTCAGCCGCCGTCTGCGCCGAGACGACATCCACGGCCAGGCGGCCCGGCAGGGCCATCAGGGAGCCGCGAATGGTGTAGATTAGGTCCTCCGTCATGGCGGCCACGTCCTCGCTGCGGTGCATGATGCCCTGTACCTCCTGGGCCTCCAGCTCCGCAATCTCAGCCTTTGCCCTCTTGATTCGGACTTCGGCGTCGAACTTCTCCAGCTCCTTATCCTCCGGGATGCCCCTATCAGCGCGGTTCGCTGCTTTGTCCCGGAGGTACTGCGTGTAGGCCCGGACGGACTCCACCACGTTGTACCGCTTCCCAGCCGGGGTGTCCCGCCGCTTGATCACGCCGTCGCGGGTGAGCTGGTTGATCCACTGCCCGGTCAGGCCGAACAGGTTCGCCAAATCCTCTGTTTTACAGTAGCCGGGGGTCTCCTCGGACTTGCTTTTCCTGGCAGTTGCCATATGATTTCCCTCCTTAGATGGGTACCCCGGAAACGAAAGTACCGGAAAAAAATTTTTTCGTGACTGCGCGTTTTCCGCGGCTCGTCCGCCCCGCACTCCCCGGCGGGGGCCGTCACAGTACCTTGGCGCACGAGAAAACGGCAGGCAGCCCGCCTTGGGGCCGTCTGCCGCCGCGCGCTTCGATTCACGCCTGGCTCCGATGAATCGCATCGAGAATCTTGTCCTGCTCCTCGATGTTCACGCCGATGCTATCCAGCGCCTCCCGCGTACCGCAGTCCGGGCAGATGAGCGTTGTGCCGTCCGTTCTCGATACGGAAGGACGCGCTGTGTAAGTCTTGCCGCACCGTGGGCAGACCGAAGGTTGCTTTGCGTTCTCCTTTGCCTTCATTGTAGCGCCTCCTTGCTGATCGAGATCGCTCTCTCCAGAAAATCCGTGTCGAATCCAAAATCCTTGTAGCCCTCCGTACAAGTTCTCACGTAGGAGTCGCAGGGGATGCCCAGCGCCCGCTCCTCATGCATGATGTACACGAAGGCCCGGCATTTGCGTACCTTGCCGGTCTGGATGTCTTTGACAGGCAGGAAGAGCGATTTCCGATAGTAGAATTTCGGGTACCCTTCGTAGCGGTCCAGGGCCTTGACGTCCGCCTCCGTTACCTGCCATACGCCCACCGGAACACTCGCCCCGTCCTTCCTTTCGATGGTAAGGAAAGAGCCGGTCATGCTCCCCTTGAACAGAAGCTCGTAGTCTGCAATGGTCGCCGTACCGGCCACCTTTGCCCCAGGGCAGCGCATCTGCATCTGCCGGATGTTCAAGTTGCTGCCGTAGGCAAGATAAAGTTTGTTTGCCATTTTCAATCCATCCTTTCTGAAGGCCGTTCCCTTCTACCACCGAAAGCCCGCCGTGGCGGGTTCGATGGGGGAGGGCCGCTCAGGCGGCGCCCCTCCCGTTGCGGAAGGCGGCGTCCCCGGCCAGACGGCGGGTCAGGATGTCCCGTGCTGTGGCGAACTCCTCCCCGATGAAGCCCAGCCGCAGGAGCCAAGTCCTCATCGCGTACTTCGGGTTCTCCGTCTGCTGGGGCCTGGGGCTGGCGCTCTTGGCCGTCTTGGCCATCTGGCTGAGGGCCAGGCAAAGCTGGATGTAGCTTTTCAGCTGTCCGGCGTGGAGCCCGTTTTTCCGCTCGGCGGTTGGCGCGTCGAATTGGAAAAGCC